CTAGCTGCCCCTGGCACGCATCAGGCCAAGCACGTACTCATCGACTTCCTGCTCGATGAAGCCCATAGCCGTGCCTTGATAGACCGGCTTGGGGAACTCCGGTCGGTGGGTCGCGGACCGCTGATTCAGGTAGGCGTAGATAGTCGAACGGGCGATTCCCAGGCGCTTCTGCACCTCGTCCCTTCGCAGAATGCGTAGGGGCATTTGCTGATTCTGCTGCACTTCGGTGTCCTCGGTTGTCGGTGGGCAAAGACTAGTTGCCGGCACGAACCTGACGAAGACGCGTAGACCCTGTAAAAAAAAACTTTTCGTAACCCATTGATTTTTCTATGACAGCAGACTCCAAAGGAACCAAATTCCCCGGAGGGAGGAGCCAGATTGCAGAGAAGGGAGCCCCGGAGGAGGCTCCCTACAGCCTTCAGGTGAGACGGCCGCGGCAGAGGACTCCTGCCATGAAGACAACCGCGAACGCGGCCAGGTACTCAAGGGGGGAATTGGATCGTTCGATGAACACGATAGGCTCCTAGTCAGTAGGGAGTCGGCATTGCGCCGGCATAGAGGAGAGGCTGATGCCTCTCCCTATCGTGTTATGGGTTTGAATTTCTTTTGCTTGGCCGATCAGCCAGGAAGTGGCCCGAGCTTGTTAGACCGCCACGGGACGGCTTTGACAGCCGGCGCCGGATCGTCGATGCCCACTGCGGCCCGCAAGACCACCGGCCACCCGTACCCATCGATGTAGTGCCGGATGCCGTTCTGGCGAAGGAACTGGAGCTGTCTTGCCTTCAGAGGCGTACGCGTCAGCGCCTTGATCTCATCCTTGGTCAGGCAGAGCTTTTCAGACATTTCAAACCTCCTTGTTGGATCGCCACACTGGCTTGGGCGCGTCGAGCCTTTCTGGCGCTCCCACCGCCTTACGCAGCACGATCACTCGGTTGTACTCGTTGACGTAATGAGGGATCCGATTCTGCGTAAAGAAGGCCAACTGCCGTACCCTGATCGGGGTTCTAGTGATCTCTTCGACCTCAGCGCGCGACAGCACTTCTCCATTCATCGGACGTCTCTGAGTAGCCAGTGTCGATCATGCCCCAGGGGGCTACTCTCGGCTACAGACCGAGGAGACGCCATGGACGAGTTGCCAGCCGAACTGCCGCTTGAACAGGAGATCTCACTTCTGAGACAGCAGCTGACCACCCTGCGGATCGACCTTTCTGGCAAAGACTGGCTGACCGTGGACGAGGCCGCGCACTACTGCGGAGTGTCGGTCAGTCAGTTCAATACGAAGGCCGGAGAGTACGACCTCTCGGCCCGACAGTTCATGGGGAAGAAGCTCTACGAGAAGAACGAGCTGTACAGGGCAATCCACAGCTCCAGCGGCTGGAAATCCAAGGTGGCGGCCGGTGCGTCGCCCTCCCTGGTCCCTGCGTCTCCCCAGATGGAGGAAGCATTGGCGCGACTGCGCCGCTACGATCAACGAAACGGGAAACGCTAATGACCCTGCCTGGAAAGCTGATGACGCTGGCCGAGGCGGCAGAACGCAGCGCCTGCTCGCCCAAGACTGTTCGCAGAGCCATTGATGCAGGACAACTGGTGGCTGTCCGGCTAGGAGCTAGTGCCAGGTCGGATCGCATTCACCCGGCCGATCTTGAGGATTGGTGGAGGCATTCGCGGCGAACATTCGCCCTCCCCACCATAGCTCTCGAATCCTTCCCGACCGCGCCGGGTTTGGCCTCGGCCGATGAACGACTAGCTGCCCTCTTGGCCTCTCCAAGGAATCGACGTCAGCGGCAATCAAACTCCAAGTTCCTTAAGCCGACAGTTGCCAAGCCGAAGATCCAGGTCTAGATTCCCCAACCGCGCATCTTCAAGCACAGCAACTGGGCCGACGCGAATGGTCGGCCCACTCTCTGCATTTCGTCAGCAAACTCGGATGGACGAATCCCTTAGATCGAGCCTAGTTGTGCCTCTGAAATTCAGGCATGGCGCGACGCATGTATTCATCGAAAAGCGGAACGGTGAACGCGGTATCCCCGTGATTGGGGGCGTAGATCATACCCTTCTTGATCAGGCTGCTTCTGGTCGGAGCGACAGACTCCACCTTTCGCCCAAGGCAGCCAGCAATGTCTCCGGAACGGTGGGGGCCGGGACCAAGCTCCGCCATTGCCCGAATGTAATTTTTCTCCGCCCCCGTTAGGCGATCCAGGCGCACCCTGAAAAATGAAGCATCCAGCTCGGCCAAAGCCCTGACCGTCGCCTCCTGTGCATCATTTTCGGTAATCGGAGAAGCGTCAGCAATATCCCAGGCATGCTTCCCCCATTCCTGAAGAAAGTATGGATATCCAGCAGTCTTAGACACGATCTCAGCAATAGCTGCGTCCTCGAATCCCACTGACTCTCTGGACGCGGGAACTTCCACAGCTGCTGCCGCGCTTTCGCTATCCAGCTTATCCACATGTACGAACTCGAACAGTCGTTCAGCGTAGGATTTTGCATCACCCATTTGCCCAAGCAGCTGGGGTAGGCCCGCCCCCACCATAGTGATAGGGAGCTGCGCTTGGGAACACGCGTGAAGAGCCATGATCAAAGAAGCCAGCTGCTCTTCAGCCACGTGCTGAATTTCATCGACAAACAACACTAACGCAGTGCGCTGGGTCTTAGCTGCCTCACCTACAGCGAGCATCAGTTCGGTCAAGTCGTGGTCTAAATCCCCACTATCAGCAAGACCCTGCTCTGTCGGAAGATCAAGACCCAGTTCGATATCCTGATACTTAAGCTTAAGGGCGCCGATGAAGCCACCGAGCGCACGGAGGGCACGCGCAGCCGAATCCTTAGCAGCTTCGAGGCGTGACAGACGCAACAGGGTTGCGCGAAGAGCCGGCGCCAGCGCTGCTGGTAGGGAACGATTCTCTGGAGCCTCTACCGTTACGGCGTAGATGTCCGAAGCTTGGGCATCCGTGCGAACCTTGTTGAGTAGGACGGTCTTACCGACTCCCCGAAGTCCGTACATGACAAAGCTACGAGAGGCCCTACCAGCCCGGATGCGGTCTAGAGCAACCGCAATGCGCTCGATCAGATCATCTCGGCCCGACAACTCGGGAGGAGGGGTTCCAGCACCGGGAGCATAAGGGTTGGTTCGAGGATCCATAGCGACCTTAGTAGACCTTATCCAATCTTATTGAATTTCGATAAGGTATCATAACTTACATAAGAAGCGTCTTGTCGCTGATAAGGCAAGCCGCACTGGTGGGCGTGATAGGGAGCTTAAGCGTGCGGCTGGCCCTAGACTCTTGATGGCTCCCAAGTGGCTGACGTGCCTAGATTTTCCCACTCGCCAGCACGCCGACCAAAGCCGTCACCAAAGCCAGCCCGCGGTAGGCGCTAGAGTACCAGCCCTTTCTGACAGGAGAAGCCCACTGTCGGAGATCAATGATCATCTGGCCCGCCACCACGCTGCTACCCATCCAGAACAGCATCCAAGGTGCTGCAACGTCCTTCACCGTCGCGTAGATAGCCACCCCAAATAGCGGAACGGCTATACAAACCGCAGCCGCTAGGAACCATTTATTCAGGACTAGGTCACTCTTCCGAGCTTTTTCCTCATCCTCACAGATCTTCTTAGCACTGTCGATGACTTGCCTTGCTAGATCTGCATTTTCCATCGACGCTTGCAGCAGCCTCGCACGTAGCTTATCCAGCGATAGGCGTTCCCTGATCTCAGGCAATGCCTTCTTACAGAATTTGGCATCAACTACGCTTACCGCCCTTTCCAACTCTGACTTTTCTTGCATCCATGCTCTCCAGTTAATTCGGGCTGTTTGACGTTGTTAACGGCACTGATCAGTCAAACTTGAGAAAGCCGCTGACTATGCCTCCATCGAAATTAGTAGTTCAGCACTCGGGGCCTGCCTAGACCCCATGCCGCGCGCATAACCCCCGCTTGTCCACGCCAATGCCAGCTCCAGACAGAGCGTTAGAAATTCTTTCACAGCGCGCACTCCCCTCCCTCTGGGGTCATCCCTAAGAAGGAGTCCCCAGCCTGCGTGGCTGCCTGAGCGGATGCCTCCCTCATACGGTGCGGAGCCAACTCGTGCGCATAGCTCCGAAGCCAGGCGGGACTGCCCCTAAGGACTACTCAAGACACTCAGGACAAGATCGTCGCCATTCGCCAGCCATTCGTGTTCGTCGATGTACCAGGCACCGCCGACCTTGCGACCGGGCAGCTTGCCCTCGCGCAGCAGCCGCTGCAGCACCTGCATGGACGGGCGGCTGCCTTCTTCAAAGTAGCGGTCTAGCCACCGCTCGGGCGTCATCAATCTCATCGTAGCCCTGCAGCACCCCAGCCTTCGCGACGAATAGAGTAGCCCCCGCGACGACCAAGGGAATGGTCACACCCTTGAGAAATCGGCATTGCTGGGTCGGATTCTCCCCTTCCAAGGCCCCTTTGCGCTGGGCTTGATCTCCGCCGGCGGCCGGATCGGCTCCAGTGCGGCCATCACTCGGGCCGATGCTGCCGCCGCTGCCGCGTCTAGGCGTTCGGCCTGCTGCTGTTGCTCGCGGGTAGGCGGCAGGCCAGGCAGCGGTGGCGCCGGCTTGATGGGTGTGTTGTCGGTCAGGCGGACGACCGCGTCTCGCAGTGGCAGGTCCGGGCACAGCCTGGCGGCACACCAGCGCTCGGCGAAGCGTTTGCCTTGGCGGACGCTGGCGACCGGGGCGTTCTTGGTCTGCCACATCTTCAGGGCGTTCAGATGGAGGCGGTAGGCACCCTCGCGGGTCGGGGTGACGCTCGCCACCTCGCGCCCGTTCCACCACAGCGCCCAGCGCTCGCCCATCTGCACCCACCCGGACGGGATAGGAGCAGTGCGGAAGCCTTGGTAGCCGAGGGAAGGGAGCATGCCGAGCATGCTTACGCTTCGCCGTCGCACAGCCTGCGATGACCCTTCGCCGATTCAGGACCGCGAAGGGACCCTTACCCACCGACCGGATGTCGGCCCGCAATTGCTCCCATGGTGAACGCATATCCAGCGTCTTCGAGCAGTGATCGCAAACGCATTTCTGCCCTCCGCGGCATCGGAAGACCACGCGACGCATACAGCACATAGACAACATGACCGTCAGGGCCGTGCTCTCTGCGGACACTGCAGCTGTTTGTCTCGGCAGCATCTGACCATACGGCCTTCAGCTTGTCAGGACCGATCGACTGTCCGTTTCGCAGCCGAAAGCTGAGCCAGCGCACGCATACGGGGTCGTATTTTTCTAGGTCAGCCATTGGGCACCTTCTATACGACGATGAAGATCCATCAGGACGACGGGGTCTATTCTGGGATGTTCGTCAACTGAAGACATTGGCAGATCAATTCGTGTCGATCGCCTGACCAGCGCAGGGCACTCACGCGATAGATCAATCCACCAGCCCTCGGGAAGCCGCAGACCCCTGCCGTTCCTGTCGTAAATGCTGATTTGAAAGCTCATGCTCGATCCAATACTTTTGAGATCTCAGGCGCATGGATCAGGATTGACGCGGCTAGCGCACAGAAATACCTGAGCCTCGTCTTGCTGGACCTTTAGGAAAGAATCAAGCCAGCGGGTCGCGGCCCCGCGGTTCTTTATGATTCTTCCCAATTCTTCCGTTAGGCAGCGAGCACACTCCATTCCTCCCGGACTTGGAGAATGGCAGGATCGGCATGAACCCATAGTCGTCGTACCAGCAGGCCGCGACTGGTACATGATCTTGGTCATTAAGCTTACCGCTTGCTCGTGCAAAGCCATTGATCCTAGCTCCTCCCAGCCAAGAAGAAAGCCGCGCAAGGCGCGGCTTCTCGTGGTGCCCTATCGACGAGCGTTCTGCTGCTCACCCAGCTTTTCCTTACCACTTCCCTGTTGGCCGCCATCCTGGCTGCTTTGCTGCTGCTTCTGCGAGTCTTTCTCGCCCTTTCCACCTGGGGCGCCGCCGAGCTCTTCGCCATCGACCTGGCCCTGCTGCCCTTGCTGGCCAGCGCGCTTTGCATCGTTGGTGTCGTTATTATTTGCTGTTTGGCCTTTCTCGATGTTGTTCATGCGTCACTCCACTGCAGCTGATGCTGCCCTGCAAACACTCCTCTACTCACTGTTACCTGAGCGTGGCGCCAGCCCCGCTTTATGAACGGTGCCGCAAACGGCTGCACCATCGAGGGAGTAGAGTTCAAGCGTCCAAAGGAGAACTGCCATGGAAAGCCGCCGCAACAAAGACTACGTCGACATCGAAAGAGAGCTGGCCCACTGGGAGTTGGCCTTCAACGCGGGTTCCCTGCCTGCGTTGAACTTTCGCCATGAGGTTGCTCCCATCATTCGCTTGGCATGTGACATCTACGTGAGGAACCCTCATGGTGATCGGCCTGCCTGGCTACTGGAGTTGAAGGAGCATCTGCAGCGACGCTCCAGTTTGCGCGGCGACCCGGGTGCGGAAGAGATCGCCAGTGGCTGCTGGGCAATCATTTCTGCGTGAGTGCTTTTCCGAGCCAATTGCCTACGTAGAGTCACCCATCATGCGAAGCACACTTGGATCAGGGTAAAATCCAGTTCCTTGGCTTTTCTCGGGCGCGAAATCTTTTGCGTCTGTGTCCGGCCCCCAGCTGGCTAGACACATGCTTACCCCTAGCTCATTCCGGATCCTGAGGATCCAAGCGTCGCTGCATCCAAGCGGCACGCTTGGCAGCATTCAGTCAATACAGTGCAGATGCGGGACCTGTGACAAGGAGTGTCGACTTACAGCAGGGAGGGGCTTTTCGAAAGTCTCTGCTGGACTTGAGCTGACATGTTCGTTTTGCCAAGGCGTTGAGCGTGTCAGTCATGAAACTCTCTACGCAGAGTGGACGCAGCAGGTTAGGCGCGATCGAATGCTGAGATCGGCTGGAATCGATCCACACGATCTATATCGCTCCTAGGTCGGTCAAATTCGCTCTCAATCGGCTCAAGCTTAGACACAGAAGTCGTCCGCCGGCGACTTGGCGGCCGCTGGCGTTGTTTAGCCATGACGCCTGAATTCGGCCCGCCTCCAGCACCGCCTCCAGCTCGAAGCTATCCGGTCTGCCTCTCAATGGCTTCCCAGGGGAGGCCAGACCACCCTCCAGCGGCTGCCGTCGAGCGGGCTCTCCGCTGACGCTTTTGGCATATGCCGTGGCCACCATGCGCTTCGCCTGCGGCGACCACCCGCCCAGCACGAGTTCGGTCCCTATAGCTGACGGTGCGATCCCGGCCTCCAGAGCGGCCTTCTCGTACGCGGGCCACAACTGGTCAATCACCAGCCCAAGCTCCCTGCCGAGCTGCTCCATGGTGAAATCCCCGCGGAAGCTCGCCTGCAGGGCCAGTTCGTAGATCCGCAGGAAGAACTGCGCGCTCCCGCGAGTCGCCAGTACTAGGTTGTGCTGGGGGATCAGGAGAAGCTTCGCCCCCGCAGACGGCGCTCCGGTCAGCGCGTCCTCGGCCAACGTGTCGACCGCGACAAGAAGCTGGTCAGGACGCAGTAGAACGTTGAGGATGCTCATGCGGGGAAACTACCCCGTCCCTCGTTCATCTGTCTACGAGTAGCTAGCATGACCACTACCGCCGAGTTGCTGAAACGCCTAGAAGCCTACGAAACTGACTTGGAGGCACACCGGGGCTATATAAAGGCCCTCGAGTACGGCCTACGGGCGGTCATCATCAGCCACCCGGAACCCCGCGATCTAGGGAACGTCTGGCGCGCGATCCTGCCCAGCGTTGTAGATAGCCATTTCGAGGGGACGCCCCTTTTCTCTGCCGCTTTGCGCCAAGGACTGTCTCTTCTATCGGAGCAAATCGAAGAGACCGCTGCGACGAAGTAATCGCCGGTCAGGCGACCTGAGCGTGACCCTGCACCAAAGCGAAGAGCGTATCCATCGCAGTGGAGACGCTGACACCGATGGCGAAAGAAGCAGGCCGAACTGCTTGCCGGCTGGGCTGGACAAGTAGATGGCGGCACAGACGACCGAGAACCACCCGAGCAGCTCCGCGCTGCCCTGGCCACTGACTGAAGGAGGACAACATGCCGCCGAAGAACACGCGCGAAATCACCGTAGCGGAACTGCACGCGGATCTGCAGCCCATCGAGGTTGTCGCCATCCGCACCAGCCTGGGCCAGTCGTCTATCTACCGCCGCATGAAGGAAGGCACCTTCCCGCACTCGTACAAGATCGGATCGCGCGCGGTATGGTTGAAAGAGGACATAGACCGCTTCATCGCCGAAGTGACGAACCCACAGAATGCGGGGGCTTGATTCTAGTCCCGCCACCTTCTGCTCCGGCCCTTTAGGGCCTGACAAAACTCAGTTGATGGGGTCTGCGCGATAGGCATAGCGGCTGTCTACCATGACCATAGCGGACCGGCCGACGAAGGCCACGACTAGGCCACAGGCACACGCCTCACCGACCTCCCCAGGGCACCCGTCCTCATGCAGAAGGCCGAATACGGATCCCACTTCCCCGTAGAGACCAGGCGGCGTAAACCTGCCAACCCTGACGCACCCCTCAGAGAGATCGATAGCCCACGCCCGCTTACCTACTTGCGCGTCTCTTTGCACATGTAGAGGTCGTACTGACTCTCATACCGGCAACCCACCCCACACTCGTAGTCGCCGAAACCAAGCTCGTCGGCTTGCTCGTCCGACAACGACTCATGGTGCTGCCGAAGCGACCCTACCGCGGCAGACTGGCAGTCTTCAAAGGTGGAGTACCGGCCGAAGATGGCCTTCTGTGCGTCTTTCGCAGCCAGTGATTCGCCGGGCGGGTACACAAACGCCGTCCAAACCTCCGGCTCCTTCCTGCAGCCAGCCAGCACTATCGGCATCAGTGCAATCACCGCCACTTTGCGCAGGCTGGGGTGCCGGTACCAACGCACCATGGCAATGCTGAAACTATCAATCTTCAAGATGAACCCCTTGCTGTGTAAGGGTTTCTGCCGATGCCGGCCCTCCAGTCTTCCCAATGGAGGGCCAAGAGCTCCTTACAAGGCTCCACCGAAATTGATGGGGGGCTTTGCTTCCTTCTCCGCCGCAGTAAATGCCGCAACGGCCTTGAAGGATTCATCGGCCATCGCTCGGTAATCGACGCCGGCGCTCTGCTTAGCAATCCCCGCGGCTGCGGCGGCTACGAAAATGTTCTTTGCCAGTTCGACTTGAGCCGGGGTGGGCCGAGCATTGCTAGTGGTCATCACATTCTCCTTGTGGGCCGCGGCCAATCCGGGGCCTAGGCAGAGCGTATCACCCTCCGTGGAAGGCGTCCGGCTCAGGCGTAGGGTTACCTCTCCTAGCTAAAGGAGAGGTACCGATGAAAGCAAAGATGGTGATGTGGTTCGCTCGCATGCTCGGCGTACCGATCGATGTGCACCCGAGCCATTTCCCGAAAAACGTTGCGAATCCGGCATTTCGCTACGGCGTTCCACACACGGACGGGAAGCCTATTTTATAACTGAGATCAGCCATTGGTCCGCCTGCGAACCCCTGGTAGTCCAGGCGGCTGCTGACAGTTTTCCGACGAAAAGGTTGTCGTTGGCGTCCAAACAGGGCTTCAGGGCATCTCTGATCTGGCTTGAAGTCTCATCAGATTCAATAATCCAGACCGACTGCTGCATTTTCCAATGCCTCGGGTATGCCTCAAGCTTCTTCTTGAGGCACTCATAGTTCTGGCCACTTTTGTGCAGGTCATAGCTGACGATGAAGCCACTCATTCCACTCTCCATGTTGGCGCCCCCTGTGGGCGTCCGGAGCTTATCGCCGACCGGTCTCCCACCCGTCTGAGACGCCATCTCTCCCATTCCTCTTGGTGGAAAGCGCGCGCGCGCGTACTGGCCGGAAAACTCCTGCCTGGAGTGTCCGCTGAGATGGCTGAGGCCTTTGACGACGACGCCCCTCCCGTCCTCTTCTGGCCCAGGCCGGGGTAGCGCTAAACGGGCATCTGCTGGCGATGATGGACCCGTGGCCGGCACCCGGTTCGTCGCAGGTGGTCATAGGACCAGGGCTTGCCCCGGTACATACGGCGGACTAGTGGAGGCAGTGGACGACGACCCGGTGGAGGGGGTCGACGACCACCATGGACCGAGGGGACGAAAAGGCTACAACCAGCCCACAGTTGCAGGCCTGCCGCCTCTCGCTGCCACACCCGGACTCATGGATGCTGAAGTACCGGTAGACGCTGGATCGATAGCCTTGGGCTACCTCAAGTCGGGCAGCCAGATCGTCGCGGTCCAAGAAGCCCGTGGCATCGGCCACGACTAGTCGCAGAGGGAAGTCACTCATCAGCACCTGACCTCCTGCAGCAAGGACGCCAATTTGCGAAGCAGGGCCCGTTCTCCGCCCCTCCAAGCATTCCTAGCCACCTTCGCCTTCCCTTGAGCGGTCCTGGGGCCGGTCGACCTGTCCCAAGGTCGCCACGATTGGATCGCCGCGGCCTGCCTCTGCCGGCGTTCCGTAGTCCAGCCATTGGCCATTGGCACTGCCCTCCAATACTTTGTTCTGATCGAAATTGGTTTGCTCGCGCGACTGCTGCTGGGGCTGGGCCGCCTCGGAGCCGTTGTTGATCTGCTGATGGCCGCCGGCGATGTTCGCCTGCCTCACAAACGCGACGGACTTTGGATTGCGTATCTCCGCCAGCGACTCCAAGGTCGTCCGGCACTGGGCTTGCGCCTTCAGGGCCAGCCTGAGGTAGCGCTCCATGGCAGCGGGGTACTCCCCAATGTTCTTGGCCGCCCGCCGCGATAGCTCAAGGAACACGGCATTGAGGGTGATCGCCTGGCTGGTCAGGAGCGCGTCTGCCTGGGCGGTGCCTCCCCGCTTGGTCGCCTCAACCGCCGCCTCGGTGGCCTCGACGATCTCGGGAAGCACGGACTCGGACACAATGCCCGACTGCTGGGCGAATTGAAGGCTGACGAACGCGTTGCCAACGACACCGTCGATAACTTGCTTGGCAAGGCGCTGATCAATTGTTTCGCCCGGTTCGAGATGAACTCGCAGGATGGGGGGATCAGCCTGCATCAGGCATCTCCCCCGGCGACAGAAACGGGATAGCGGGGGTGCTCGGGTCTCTCACTGGCCGGCCTGCCCTTCACGTCGTCCACCCACGATCTCAAGCTCCAGCGGCTTGTCGTCTCCCACTCCAGCGGTAGCTGCGAGGTAGGCCGCGAGGTCAACCGCACGCCGTGACCCAGGCGGCAGGCGAGACAGTTCTATTACCGCCCTGCGCCCGTCCGAATCCAGCATCATCCGCGCCACCCGATTGAAGCCTGCTGCACTGCCGGCGGTCGTGGCCAACCCCTGAATGCTGAAGTTGCGAAGCGCCTGCGTCACTTCTTGGTAAGGGCCGGTGCCGCTGTGGTTTGCCCCGAACTTGTCGCCCATCCGACGCGCGGCCTGCATGGCATCCATGATTTCCGCCATCTCACCCTGGCCAAAGATCTGCTGCAGGCGGGCCACCTTGTCGGGCTTATCGCCCCCCATGGCACGTACAAATCCGGTGGCATTGAACGGCAATACTCGCGCACCCGCCGACGCCGGAGCTGACTGCGCCTCGCTAAGGGCATCCTCCAAGATCATGCGCTTGTACTGCTGCCAGGTATCGGGCGAGTTGCGTTCCATGAAGTCACGGACCATCCCCAGCTCCGAGGGCCGCATGCTGCCGATGCGAGCGATGACCGTTTCAGGCGGCAACGTGTTGACGGTCATGAAGTCGTCCACGTTGATTTCGTCCCCCAGCAATCGACGAAGCGGACTCAGTTGGACGGCCCTGAGCAGATCGCTGTGCCGACGGTAGTCATCATTCGCCTGCCGCAGGAGTTCACTTGGCCGGGTCGCTGTCATGCCGGCCGAGACTGGAAGCCCAGCCCCGAAGCCGGCCAAGTCGTCGAGCCTTGCCCCTGCGGCCTCGAGGTCGTCGCTCATTGCCGTGTACATCCGGCCAGCGATCCGTCGATTCACGTCCCGATTGACGTTGCTGAAGATGTCCTCCCCTCCGCGCGCCGCGCGGCCGTAGGAGCCGCGCGCTCGCCGCGCCGCATCAAGGGTGAACCCTTCGTGCTGGCCAATCTCATCCAAAAGCCGCTGGGCTTGAGTACGGACCCGACGAGCATCTGCGCCCACCACATCGGCGTACTCGTTGACGATCTCCCGGAGAGTGTTGCGGGTGTTGGCGTAGTCTACGATTGGCGCGTCCCCCACCATCCGGCGGATCTGACCGAATTGCTCCGCAGCGGTACGCTCCTGGCTCTGTTCAATCTCCCCAACGGCGTCGCGGACAGTGCGCTGCATACGGTCACCGATAGCCTGAGGCGACACGGCGTCAGGGCTGATCCGGTCCATAACCCGATTGACGTTTGCGATTGCCTGATTGGCTATCCGCTCATCGGCTTGGAAGGCATTGTCCGCACTGAAGATGCTCTGGCGGGCCATGTTCTCCACACCGGTCTGTGCGCGGCTGCCATTGATCATCCCGGCGGTAAGGTCGATTCCGGTGCGCTGAGCAAGCGCCTCCCCATCCGCCGCAAAAGGCGTTCGATTGGAGCGCCCCCCAAAGAAGTTGATTGCCCTGGCCGTCATGTTTGATGGAAGTGCGCTTTCGCCAAGCGTCATCGCACCGCGGCCAAGCGCCGATAGTCCGCCGCCTAGTGCCGCACCAAGGGTCGCGTTGTCAGTTCGCTCGCCCTCCTTTGCGACCGGCTGCACTGCCCCTTGAATCGCTCCTCCCAGGGCAGCTTGGCCAGCGCCCTTAAGAAGTCCGGCGCCGCGCGTGGCGACTCCGAGCGGCAGCAAGGGAGCGGTGTTCACCACGTCCCCCGCCAGGCCACCCAGAACCCCGCCTCCCGAGCTCGTCAGTGCTTGACTGTCCCTACGCTCTTGGTTGGTCTCTTGCCGCAGCTCGCCGGACAGGTCCTTGAAGTAGGTGGCAGCGCCCCGTCGCGCGTCCCCCAGCGTCTGGCCGCCGAGATCGCCAAGAACGTCGGCCGCCGTGCCGGAGATGCCGGCCACAGAGTCTACGTATGCCTGCTTCGCGCCTTGGTACAGGTTGGGCAACGAGCGCCCATAGCCCGCGACGAAGTTGTCCCAGAATCCGGTGTCCTCAATCTCCTGCTTCCTGCCCGCGTCGATAGCCTCACGCTCTGCCTGCCAGCCGGCCTCGGTCAGGCGCCCGTCGGCATGGCGAAGCGGCGGGTCGCCCAGAGTTGGCGATGCCGCCGCGCTGTTGTCGAACTGGTCAAAGAAGTTGCCGCCTCCAACGCTAGCCTCTCGGCGGGGTGGGGCCGCGGGATTGGGCTTCTGCTGAGTAGCTTGGTCAAATCGGTCGAAGAAGTTGTCCATAGTCAGCGGCCCAGGTAGGAGGCAGATGCGCCCTCGCCGTACTTGGCGTCAAATTGCCGGGCGAGCGTGGGATTGGTGCGAAGAGCCTGCACGGCCGCCGCAGGGGGCGTAGCGCTGGGGAGGCCAGGCGCAGAGCTCCGGGCCGCGGGCGGATCCCCCAACGTTTCTCCTTGCGGTGGAATCGTTGGGATAGCTGCAGCCGCTGGGCCGAGTCCCGCCTTCATTGCGATCAGCGCTGTCTCTCGTGACCGACGCTTCTGCTTCAACGTCGCGGCCGAATCGCCGGGCTGGGGGAGATAGGTCTTCCCATAGATTTCAATCTCCTGCTGGGTGATCGCTGCGCCGGTGTCCTTACGAAGGACAGCCGAAAGAAACTCGAGCCCGGCCTGCTCCGCTTGCTGGCGCTTCGCCGACACAGCAAAGTTGCCGGCACCACCTGACCCGAAGCCGAAGGGCAGATTTCGTACGGCGGTGTCCTTCAAGCCTCGCACCCACCCTTGCTCCCCGCCCAAGGTGGACAGGTTCTGGTCCATGGTGTCGAGGAGTCGATTGGCCTCATTGCCGCGGGTGTAGTAGACGACGTCCTTGCCTTGACCCTCGGTCAACTTCCCAGGGCCACTGTCACCCAGAGTCGCCGACTTCCCGCCGGGGTTCCACTGGCCGCTTCGCTTCAGACCGAACTCGGCGGCGTCGATGCCAGTAGCCTGCCGGGTACGCGCTGCACTTGCGTTGGAGTTGTTGGCGCTGGCGTAGCTGGAGGCCGCAGATGCCTCGTTCCGCCGGATGTTGGAACGGCCCTGGTCGGTCGTCGAGATGCCCCCACCGCCGGTGACGTACTGGTTCTGCATCAGGTTCTGCTCATCGATGCGGGACAGCTGCTTCGCGCCCCCGATGGCGAACAGGTGCTGGTTCGCCTTGTCGTAGTCGCCAAGGGTTGCAGCATCGTGGCCGGCCTGCGTCATGACGGTCTTCTGCAGGCCGCCAAGGACATCCGGGTTGACGTTCTCATTGGCCAGCATCACGGCGGTCATGTACTGGTTGCGCGCGTTGGCGTCACCCCCAAGAACCTGCCCTAGCAGGTCCGGATCGTCGATGACTCGTCGCTTCGCCTCGTTCTGGCTGGCCATCACTGCCCGTGACCGCGCGCGGCGGGCCTCCTGCAGCGCCTGCTCGACCTGGTAGGTTCGGCCCAGCTGGTTGGTGTAGGTGTCCTGCGTGCTGCCGAACAGCGCGTCTCCGAGCGTCTGCCCGGCTTGATATGGATTGGCCATAAGGCGTACCTCGTGGTGGTCGGATCGTGTGCCTGACCTCCTCCCCCGAATCTCCGAAGGCCGACGTCAGACAGGTGGGGAGCGCAGTACGCCTACCGGCGAGGGCGTCTAGGCAGTCGGTGGCTAGGCTTGCGATCCCAAAAAAATAAGGCGACGCGCGGTTCCCCGCCGTCGCCAGGACCCGCCCTTGGGGGACGTGGGGCCCTACTAGGTAGGTCGGGATTCGGGTGGTTTTGACTCCCGCGTCCACTGCCGTCCATGTAGGTCTACTACTCGCAGGCAGAGCCCATTGCGACGGCAACTCTCCGGCTGGCGCGCTCCAGCCATTCAAGCAAGCGCCTCTCAGCCGACTGCACCTCGCAACGAAAGCGCTGCTCCTGGCGGGCTTGGCACTTGGCCGACTCCCGATAGGACTGCTGGTGGCGTCCGGCTAGCAGTCTCCTGGCTGCTTCGAGTGATGCCCAATCGGGATGCCCGCATGCAGTCATGTGCCTGCAGACCACTGGCCACTTCCTTTGGTCGCCAAGCGCGTACAGCGTCAGCCAAGCACCGAGTGGACCGTCCAGCTGTGCGTCCGCCAGTGCGTGCAGCACCAGCCTGCTCGGCCCCTTGGTAGGCGCAGCTGTCAGCGAGCCTTGCGCCTTCCAGCCTCGCAGCTGGCGGGTGCGATCAGCCGCGGCTGGCGAGCGCATCACCGCCATCTGGTCAAAGTCCATCACCGCCTGGCGATCCTTCGGTTTGAACCTATTCAGCGCTTGCTTACGGGCCGCCGTCTGGGTCGGCAGGTACTTGGATGCGGCCTGCTCGATCGCGTGCACCCGATGGATGGGGAGATACGCGCCGTCATCCGAGCAGGGCTCCTCGCTGGAGCTCCGCCTTGGCGCATGCCGAATTGCGGGCTTGGTGGGCGCCCCGAAACCAAACGCGCCGGCGATGGCCCTCACTGCCAAGTCGACAGACTCGTCCGACAGCAGCACGAGCTCTACATAGCGCTCATGGTTTCGGGCTGCCATAGGCACCCTCCCCATGCCGCCGGGCGTCCGTCTGGCGAACCAGTCCGTCACGCGAACCGGTCATCGCGGTGCACCGAACTTCGAGCAGAACGGCCGCCCAGGATCTAAGCCCTAAACACAGGGGCTTGAAGCAGTAGAAGCGCGCTCCGCTTGGTATATATCTAGAAGGGTGTACACATAGCGACCTCGAAGGGGTGTGGATAACCACCTGACTGGCCTGCATTGCGACCTCGTAGGTCTGTATGTGGGCCAACTGATTGGGGGATTGGCCTGCATAGCGACCACATTGGCCCACATAGCGACTAGCCATTGCGCCCCCTCCATAGATTCGGCGCAGTGACGGTCGACGGCTCTAGATGCTTCTCTGATTCGTCAATCGCGTAGTACGTCAGGGCGTACAGGCTGCACATGTTCTTGCCGCCTTTTCGCGTCTCGATGATCCAGCCGGCGGCCAAGAGCTCCAGCTTCGAGCTGTGGACCGTAGCCTTGCTCTTCCATCCACGCGTGGACAGCATCGACCAAGGAATGCTCAGATCGCCGTTCTTCCCCGGGCGGTATTGCCGAGCCAGCTCCAGCAGCAGCTTCACCGCATTGCCGGACAGCCTGCCGAACTCCGGGGAGTCGGAGACCCTGTGCTCGATCATGAGGAACGGCGCGCCACTGGAACGCCCTACGAGCCTCTGCCGGCGCTTGCCGGTGTTCTTCTTGGGTGCCGGCGCGTAACCGGCAGCGCCATCTGCAGACCGCTGCACGCGGTCCTGGCCTGTACTGTGCATGTGCCCCCCAAGGGCGGTGGACGCGACCTCAGCCGCGCCTGGAACGATTGGCCTGGGTGTTCGCTTCTGCTTCGACGTGTCGCCAGGTCTTCCGCTTACGGATGCTTCTTATGGCCGGCGGGGAGACACCGTATCGACGCGCCCAGACATTGGTCGGAACCGTTCCAACAGTGCGGAGAACTGCTTTCACCTCCGCAACGCTGAGCTTGCAGTGGGGCGAGGGGCTGCCGTACTTAGCCATGCTCCGTGCGCGCTGAAGACTGCGATTCTCGGAACCAGTCACCAGCTGGAGGTTGTCCAGCCTGCAGTTCGACGGGTTGCCATCGAGGTGATCCACCTCCATGGAACTAGGCACAGGGCCGTGCACGACCTCCCACACGAGCCTATGGGCGTACCAAGTCGCGCAGGATCCACCTGCCCGGCGAACAATGACCCGGATGTAGCCGTCTCGGCTCTTCCGGCCGACAACGCGACCACAGGCGCTCCAGAGCTCTCCTGTCGAGGGTGACACCAGCAGGCCACTCGGCCCGTGCAGCAACCGTTGGATTACCCTAGTGGCCATTGGGAGCCCCCAGGCCAATACGCTGAGTGCGGCACCAGTTGGCGGCGTGCCGTTCGAGGAGAGGCTTACGGTCCCGGTAGGCCATGCCCTGGCCGATCCAGACAGCGTTCTGCATCCGCAGCTCCTGCTGGAGCTTCAGTTGGTCAGTCGAGAGGGAGTCCTCGGATACGCCTTGGAATACGCCGGTGATGCAGTGGTTCACCAAGCGATGCTCTGTCGCGTAGTCATAGCCCTTTGGGTCCTTGCCCACGCCCACCAGCGTGTCGTGCAAGATCCGGCACATGACGGTTCCTGCGACGCGCTTTGCCATTGCCGCATCCCGCCGTTCCTCAGTCGACAGAAACGCAGCTGCAAGGGCGTCCGCCGCCTGCTCCTGGAACAGGATCACTCGGTCCCTGATCGCCGCCTTCACCTTGTTGGGATTGACCGTGGCCAGCCAGAACGGAAGCCTGGATAGGGGCAAAGCCTGCATCTGACGACCTTTGCCATCGCCAGCAACCATCCCCCTTAAGGTAGACAGTTGGCGAGCCAGCACCGGATGGGATTTCAGCTTGTCCAGCTGCTTGGACCAGTCCAAGCCCATGGCCTCGACGATGGGACGCATGGCGACGAAGGGCTGCCCTTGATGGAGCCGGCCAACCAGCTCAGCCCCATGGAACTCCACGTGGACGATTCCAGTGGCCATCAGGACGCCCTCCCCTCTTCGCAGCGGGAGTCAATCCAGCTCTGCACAGCCTCCGAATCCCAGGCAGACAGGCGGGCGGCTACACGGATGGGCCCGGGGAACCTGCCTTCCTTCGCCATCTTGTAGATGAGGGAGCGGGACATCCCGCAGGCCGCTATTACCTCGGGCAGGCGCATCAGGGTCCGTCCCTGGGCTGCCACTCGGCCGGCCCGGATAGCGTCGGAAGTCATGGCGTGACCTCCTTGTGCAGCGCCCACGCTCGGCGAGCGGTGTCGGGCACCCGGTACTCGGTCAGGGAGTAGGAACCATAGTCGTCCCGCCTGCGGACATTGACGGCGAGGAGAAGCCCGCGCTCAATCAGCCCCACAGCCTCTTTACGGGCCGGCTTGGTCTCGGCGTGTGGGTGATCGGCGGTCCACCCTCCGAAGTCCAGCAGACGACGCTGCTCGGCGCTCAGGTCGGAAAAGTCGAATCCGCTCATCGCACGTCCTCCAGCCTGGAGGACAGAACTCGCTGCAGATCGATCTCCGGGATAAGGGACCGGGTTCCAATCTTGACCGAGCGAATCTCCCCGGCCTTGATCAGTTCGTACAGGGTTGTTCGGCTGACGCTGAGCCGGCGGCACGCATCAGGAATGCGGTGCAGCAGGGGATCGAGGGCGTTCGTTGAGTTGACCATTGTTCGTACCTGTTAGCTGGGCACGAACCGGTGTCCGCACCCGCCCGTATGTGTCCGGGCGGATGTAAAACTATGCACATGGCGCTTGCACTAGAAGGGCCAGTTTAGCCCCTCTTTTTCTCCGGAAAGACTCGGCGTTCGTAAGAATCCGGAAGTATTCACCGGCCTCATTCTTCCGAGTGTCGGACCGCATCCTCATTCGCAGCCTGGACCGCAAGGGCCTCTATGTTTTCCATAGACGCCCACGATCTCGCATTGGGAAGAAGCGTCTTCCTTACGTCATCTACCTCAACCCGGCGCCCCATGGGGAACGCTGCATCGCACATGTCTCCGTAGGTAATCCTCGCGCCAGTTGCCCGACGCCAGCCATCGAGCATCAAGAGGGGCACGTATCCGCCCTGAACCCAGCGCTGGTAGTCAGCACTGGTGAATGGCCGTTTGGCGGCGTAGTCGCTATCCAACTGCCGCATCGCCGCAAGCCATTTGTCGAAATCCTGTCGAATCGTTGCATCAGGGACACTCAGGTCAATCGTGACTGCCCTATGGTTGGGCAGGCTCAGCGGGGACTTCGCGAACTCGTCACTGTCACGAAGCGCCACGAAGAATGGCACCCGTCCGAAGGCCCCTTGGTCCCAAACCTCTCTGTTTGCCTCACGCCAGGCGTCACTGTCTTCCTCGATATCCGCGTCGATGACCTTTCGCAAGCTACCAATCAGGTGCTGGGCGCCCTCCATTCGTTCCAGGCGTGCAGACATGCTTGCAGCTACCAGAGTGTTGACAGATGCAACGCTCCCAAATGCGTAAACGTCGGGATTGGAGGCGTATCTTTCCTTGAATACGTCGCTCCCCCCATGGCCAAGGTTCTCCTGTAGTTCGATGAACATGTGTTCGAGCTCTGCTAGTAGCTCTTCCTCATTGTCCGCGGCAGCACGCATGGCTTCGCCGATCTCTCCGATAAAGGTGAGCTCAGTGATTACGTGCAGCCAGTCCTGCGTCTCGAATCCTGCCAGCCGGTCATAAGCTTTCAAATTGAACCAGTGAGGAATTCTGCTCGGCGTCCTCGCTCGGGCCATGCCACTACTCTCCAGATGTTGTCGCCAGCCCTTACCGGAGCTGACGGGTCGTTCCTGACAACGCGAACGGCGGGTGATCCGTTCGATCTGGGATGATCGATTGGATCGGGGGCGGCCTCCGAGACGCATATTCCTCAACGGTGACTGATGCCAAGTCGCTGAGCGCATCCTCCAGCTGTTCCATGGTGTAGTCAGCCCCCTTCTTGGATTCAAGGCCCCGGAGCAGAACATCCTTCAGCGGCGAGCCTGGGCCAAAGAACCCCTCGAAAATGCCCCGCTGAGCGCTGTCCAAGCTCCCGCCGCACGCCTCAACTATGGAGCAGACAATATCGGCCAGATGGGCACTCCCGCTAGTGCGTGGGTGTGCTGCAGCCTCCCTGAAGGCTTGGAGGAACGCGATGCAGCAGACCCGTCCCACCTCCCTGCCCATCAGATGGCCTTGGACTTCCGGCATCCGCCAGTAGTCCCCCGCCTTGGAATGGCTCTGGCGGTAGAAGGGCAAGCGCTGAATTGGGTTTGCGCGGGTCCGATTGAAGCGGACCGGGCGCCTATGCTTGGGCAGACTTGATCGACTCACAGGACCTCCTCAATCGTTCTAGCGACAGAGGTAGCCCTCTCGTTGACCACACTTATCACCGCCCGGACCTCGGGCGGAATGTTCGGCGACTCATACTCCGCAGAGTTGAGAAGCAGATTTGTTACGCCTTGGATGTCCCACGCAGCCTGCACTGCATCGTTCAGAGCTTGGCGCAGCTCTGTGATTCGGCTTTCCATTTCCCTCGCGTCCACTAGTCAGCCCTCGATGCGCGGCGGAGAGCCTGGGCCTGCTCCAAGAGATGATCTAGAACGGCAAGATCATCGAACGAGGGGACCGTATCGTTCTCCATGCAGATTCTGAAGAACGACCGCACAAAACTGACTAACAGGCTGGCGTCGCCAAGTGCGTGCAGAGTGTCGATGCCGGCACAGATCTTGTACGTGGGCGCGTTGTCCTGCACCGGTATCCGGCCATACGTGGCCTCAATGGTCAATTCAGAAGCATCCATAGATCACCCCCAGGCATGCAGCAACTGACGCAGGAGAAGTGGCGGCCAGCGCCAGGGCGGCAACGAAGAGCGCCCTGCAGAGCTTGTAGGTATTTGCGTCGTCGTTGAGGGCGAGCCAGCGGTGGACTCGGACGAACGTGGTGGGGCGAGCAGCCCGCGGGGTCACTGACGGCCGTTTTTCGGCCAAGCGCGCCCGTTCAGGCGCAACAGGTACAATGTTGCAATCCATGATCGACTCTCCAATAGTCGGTTGTGGTAGGCCGAGCTAGGGGTTGCCGCCCCTTCCTCGGCCGCTTTGTTTATGCGGCTTTGCTTTTTGCTATGGCCCTCCTTAGAGGCCTCTCCAGTGGTTAGGCGCGCTTGGCCTTGAAGGCCAGCACGTTCGGTTCTGCAACGCGCAGCTGGTCCAGATAGTCAGACCAGGCCTGCATCATCTTCCGGCGTTCCGGCAGGTGGGTTGCCCGGTTGTAGGCCCGCCCGAGCGGATCCTTCACGGCATGCGCCAACTGATGCTCGATGTAGTCCGGACGGTAGCCAAGCACCTCATCCAGCACTGTTCTTGCCATCGCCCGGAAGCCGTGGCCAACCATCGTGTCTGAGTCGAAGCCAAGATTGCGGAGCGCCGCGTTCATCGTGTTCTCGCTCATTGGCTTAAGCGCACTGCGCACGCCAGGGAAGACGAATTCGCTCCGCTTCGTATACGGGTACAGCTCCTGCAGCACTTCGACGGCCTGCTCGGACAACGGGACGATGTGCGGGGTTTTGGTCTTGCTGGTGACGTAGCGCCACTCGGCAGCATCCAGATTGATATCGGCCCATTTCGCTTGGCGCAGCTCGCCCGGACGCACGAACAGCATAGGGGCCAGCTTCAGCGCCGCCTGAGTGACCAGCGCTCCCTGATAGCCCCACAGCGCGCGCAAGAGATCGCCGATGACGGCGGGGTCGGTCACGCTCGCAAAGTGCTTCGTTTGCGGCTGCTCGAGCGCGCCGGTCAGATCCTGGGCCGGATTCCTATCAGCACGACCGGTGGCGATGGCATAGCGGAAGATTCGACCGGCATGGGCCCTGGCCCGATGGGCGGTCTCGACCACGCCTCTCTGTTCCAGCTTCCTGAGGGCAGCCAGCAGAACCGGAGCAGTAATGTCCCCGATAGGCAGATCCGCCAGCCCGGCGAGATCCTTCTCGATCAGCCGGCGCTCCCGCACGACCGACCCGGGAGACAGCCCCTCCTTAGTGCGCTTTGCCAGCAGCTCAAAGCCGATGGCACTGAAGGTGTTGGCGGACCGCTCGCCATGTGCGGCCTTCTCCACCCGAGCCACCTGAGCGGGATTCGCCCCGCCGCGCAGCAATGAGCGCAGACGGTCACGCTCGACGCGAGCAGCCTGCAGCGACATTGAGGGGTACTCATCAAGCGTGACGATGCTGGCCTTGCCCAGATAGCGATAGCGGTAACGCCAGACCTTGGCTCCCGATGGGCGCACTTCGATGCACAAGCCGTTGGCATCAGCCACACGGAAGGGACTGGCCTTCGGCTTGAGCGAGCGCAACTTGGTATCGGTCAGCATGTGAGTCGAGCGCCTGTGAGTCGTCCAGGGGCGTCTAGCCCGCTGACACACAGCCTGACTCACTTTTTTTGTGGATGCAAGTGGATGCCGCTGGACACTGCTGGACGGGCAAACCCCTCTGATTCCAGCACCGCCAGGCTTCGCAAGACGTCCTTGGACTCCGATGGACGTCAATGTGGTGGGCCCACCAGGATTCGAACCTGGAACCAAAGGATTATGAGTCCTCTGCTCTAACCGTTGAGCTATAGGCCCTGCACAGCGGCACAGTGTAGTGGAGCGCGCCCCCACCCGGCTACTCAGGCATCAACGGCCAGTGCCCTGGCCACCTGCTCCAGCCGCACCTCGGCAATCTCCGCGGAATGCTGCATCTGCCGCAGGTGTGCCTGGAACAGGGCCACCGTCCGCCGGGCCCCTTCAAGCCCTGGCTGATTACCGCCACCAAACCCATCAACCAGTCCCGCGCCAGAAAGCGTCAGCAGCGCATACGTCGTGCGCCGAGCGAACCCAAGCCGGTCATCGCGCTCGTCCTGCAGCACCTCGTCCCAGTCCAGCAGCGGCGGGAAATCGACTCGCGGGGAATCGGGCGTGTCGCTCTCTTCATCATTCAT